AAGGATTTAATGTGCCGTTAAGCTCTGAATATGCTTTTATCTCACTGTATGTTATTTCGCCATTAGTCGCGTTGTGCAGCTCAACAAATATAAGCCAGATGTATTGCAGTTTATCATCTAGCTCTATCAGGCCATCTAATGCTGCCTTAGCCTTATCGCTTTGCTTTGCCGCTTGCTGCTTTAATGCTATCCGGCTAACCTTTGATCCTTCATCGAACCCATGCCAATAAAATTCCTGACTGGCATAGGCTACAAGCTCATCAATTAGCCTTTGATAAAATTTACTCTTTTTGCTATAAACTCATCGGTTTGAGTTGCTGTGTCAGGTGAATTAATAAATAAGTCTTTTAAGAACCCTCTATCAAACTCGATGGCTTTGCCTTTATCCTCAAACCCTCGCCAACCGATTACCGCAGAAGCTAATGTTTCCGCAATAATATCTCGGTTCTTGACCTGATCTGTATCGCCATCCTTGAACAACTCTAATACCTTACGCTTACCATTTAACTCTGCTTCCCTCCAAGTAGCTGAATCAACGCCAACAACTGTTAAATAACAATCAGTAGGCTTGCCATCAAGCGGGCTGAGTAAGTTTAACTCAGCCCCTTTTTCGTGACTTTCTAATGTATAAAGAGACTTGATATCCATTAAGCAGGTACTCGTTGAATCAATAAAGTTTTGCTTGTTGCCGTATCTTTTACGCCTGCAAATGCCATGCTTAACGTAATAGATCCATCGTCTGATACTTCTGGATTGCCAGACATGTACTTGATATTAGGCATGTAAACCCAATACGCATTGCCTGCTGGATCTGTCATTTCAAGCTGTAAGTCCGAAGCCGTTTCGTTAATAAACTTATTGTATAAAGTAATATTGTCAAAGAAAGCAGAAATAGTACCGCTTAACATGAAGCGTCTAATGCCCGGCAGTAATGACGTATCATCAAATACGACGAAACGTCTATCCATTGAATTGTCGGTAGTAAAATCAAGAGACTGAACTATACCAATAACCGTACCTCCATCACGGATTGAACCCGTAAAGGAATCGTAAGGCTCAGTTGTAGTCGGCGCTGGATAAGTTGAGCTAGATTTAGGCGTTCCTGTTGCCGGCTCGATATCTTTACCGATGAAAGTAAATTCACCGGTTACAGCCCGATCAGGTGCAAGGCTCAATGATAATGATGAAGCATTTAAGCCGGTCATAAATACGTAAGTATCTTGATCTGAATAATAGCTTTCAAAAGTAGCAAATCTGCGTTCTGTGCCGTTGCTAACTGTAGCTTCAACAATAAAAACCTCATCGCCGCCGCCTGACTCGGTACCCATTGTCTGCGACTCTATCGCTGTGACCGTCAAAACCAAAGCGGCAACCGCTGTAATAACAAATCGCCCGTTATTACCTGCAGTAGAATAACCTGACGAAGTAACCACACTACCAACGGTAAAGCCATCAGAAACAAAAGAGCCTGTTGACCGTGTGAACGTACCTGCCGCCGCCGCCGCCGTTACTGCACCGCTAGTTACCTGCGCTGTCCATGTGCCGCCTAGCGTGGCTTCTAACCAGTCGTCTTGCGCTCCATAAGATAACTCAAAGCCAACACCGTTCCCGACTGACTTATTGCCGTGACGAACAAAGTTATATTGACGATCAGTTGATAATTCTTCTGATCTAATTTCAGTCTTTTCTAAACCCAAAGACGTACCAGTATGACGGAAAGGCTTGAACGCTGGTGATGCTGGCGTTGTGCCATAAGTGCTTTCAAAAACGTAGGATAATCGGTGCTGTGAACCATCTGCTGTTGACATAATTATGTCCTCGGTTGTGTGTATGATTTAAAAGAAACAAAAACAGGCACTATAAACCATGCACCGTCGATTGTACCTGCTCCGCGTGATACGCTTCTTATTCTCACGTTTACGCTATTATACGTTAAAACTAAACCTCTATTAAACTGATCTGCTACACCATCAGCTAAATTGACAGCCTCAGACTTGCCGGCCGTACTGTTAGCCGGTGCAAATACATCAACCTGATAGATGCCTAATGTTTCATCAATGCCTGTAGAGCCTAGCTCAACTTGAACCGTGTCTGCTGGCAACAAGGTTTCACGTAAATATTTAGTGCCGGTCACTGGTGAATACTGATGATTCTCCCATGCGACGGCAACGCTATTGGCTACAGCGTAAACATTTAGATTAACGCTTAAGGCTGCTGACATGTCTCTGAATGAACTGCTCATTTTAAAGCCCTTGCTTGCCGTTGAAGTTCGCGTTTAAATTCTGTTACCGTTCTTTTTACCATGCCATGAGGCGACTGGCTTGACCAGCCGTTTTCCAATGGGATTGCATACGGCAGGTTATTTATAAAATACAAGCTATCACCAATATTTGCAGATGTGGATGCTAGCCTTGCATTTAGTAATGTAGATAAACCGGTTGCATCAACAGTATTTACTTCGCCGATTGCAGGCTTGTTTACATCTGTCTGCCAATTACCTCTAAATCTCCCGCCCACATAGCCAGAAGGAACATCATAAACCGCTTCATAAGGCAGGTATCTTCCAGTTCGCTTGTCCCACGCCGTCCATAAATCAGGATTACCAACTGGTGACCGCTTAACAATGCTAGCTGCCATCGCAAGAAAGGTACCGCGAAAGACTTTCTCGGCATTTTTTTCTGTCTTAGCTGTAAACCGTTTAAGATCAGATGAAAATGACATAATTAACTCCTAAGCTGTAACTCATAAAGCACCGCCGTTCCCGCTGGATTAGTTTCACGAATAGCAACTACTTGATAAGCGACACTATTAACCGTTACCACGTCACTCACCTCTGGAATACTAGCCACTGCCATTATAAACCGTTTATCTGTCCTTAAAACAGCCGTACCATCTAACCTACTGGTATCAAAGTCTAATAACACACCTTTAGCCGTGTAAGCTGTATTAGTGCCACCTGTGGTTATTCCTGTAGCCGGATCAAATATACCATCGTCATTATCATGCGCCCACGTAGCTGACTGGCCTTTGTCGGTCAGTACCCTGCTGGCTGTCGCCGCTAAACCTCTATAGAAAGTCATGTTCTTGACACCCCAAAGCTTGAGCCGCCAGGATTAGAAACCAGCTTTCTTTCTAATGATTTAATTCTTAAGTTGTAAACAAATGGCGCTGCGTTGTCTTGATATTCAACCTCGATAACGTCAACTTTTTCCTTTTTAACTGCTCGTGCAACTGTAGCAAGTGGATCGTCGCCATCGCCAACCGCTATCGCAACTTCAGCCTGTAAGTCTTTTAATAACTTAGGTATCTCGTCGGAATTAATTATAAATCCGTCGATTGATAAATTTAGAACAGGGTAGTACATGGGCTGCTCTTTTGTTCTCTTGTCGCCTTTAAGATTTAAGCCTTCAACATAAGCAGCAGCAAAAGATATCAACACATCCTTATCAGCAGTAAAGGTTATGCCTCTAGCCGCACCATAAGCAGCTAAATAAGCGCCATCTATATAAGAATTAGCACCAGCGACGATGCTGCCATCTTCTACTATAATTGACATGATGATTCCTTAAAGAAAATTATGATTTGGCGGGTTTGGCTGGCTTTACGGTTTTAGTTTCTGGCTTCAATTTATCGGTATCTTTTAGATCTGATTTATTGATCAGCACTGGCTCGCCGCTTCTGTAGATAGTGATTGTTTCGCATGTATCGGTCATAGCATTTCCTCGGCCTAGTTGCTTACCATTGCAACCTAATTTCTAAGCTGCAACAGTAAGCATTTACCCGAGCAATAAAGCGGTATGTTCCGGCTTGATGTTTTTAACACCCCAAGCTAGAGCCACTTCATATCGCACTTTACGGTAACCAGCGTACATTGAGAACTCAAGCGTTAAGCCTGAGCGCTCATCTGTAACTGTAACCACGTCAGACGCCATATCACCTTCAACAGGTCTTGCTGGCGCACGTGCTGCTAATACAATAGCACTGCGATCAAACGCCATATTACGCGCTGATGTTGCGACAATCGTCATTGCTACAGCTGAAGCAGCTAATGCAACACGTAAGCCAGGCTCGGCTAATACGATAGTACCAGGAGCCGCAACACCTGTTGCCACTACGTACTTATTGGTGTCACCAGCAAATGTAACCACGTCACCAGCAAGAACGGTTCCCGATCCTGTTATAACAGGAATTGAAGTCGTGCCTACAGAGAAACCAGCAGTTGTTGATGTATAAGATGTGCCCGTGCCTTTAACCTGAGTGTTAATTTGTGCAGACTCACGTAAAGGCATTCCCGCCAAATCAAGTAAAACACCTTGTCGCAACATTGAATCAGTACCAGCAGCATTGACCGCTGATTGTTTACCAATAAAGTTAGCACCAGCCGCTGTATTCAAAACTAGGTTGATGTCACTTTGTGGCGCACCGTTATCTTTTAGGATTTTAAGCACGTTTGAGGCATCAGTATAATCGTTAGCAGTACCGAACGGAGTTGTTCCCGCTGTGCCGTATGCACGTGAGAATGTGGACTGCAAGCCAGCCAAATCAGTTTCAACTTCATTAACGATTTTGCGGATTGCTTGTGCGATTTTACCTTGACGGCTATTTAAGTAGCCAGAGCCGTTGTTTAAGCCTTTCTGATCTTCACCAATGAAGCCAAACTCAGCGGCACGCGCTTTAGTTATTACAATGTCTGTGTAGCCAGTAGTCTGACCCGTGGGATCTGGTATAGTCATTGCAGGTGTAATGTCGCCAACATTGCCGACAGGCTCTTTAGCGACTCGAATGTTTTCATTTAATGCAGCACGTTCAGCACTTGCATTCATTGTTACAGATGGAATTAAACCTGTTAATTCACGAGACACTACGTCGAGCGCTTCATAAATGTCAGGAATCAATCCAGTTAATGTATTTTCAGCCATGATAATTTCTACCTAATTAGTTAATTCAGCTTTACCGGCTTTTACTTCTTTGCTAAAAGCACTCCGGCTTACAGGGTTAAGCGCATCAAATTCAGCGCGGGTTAATACTTTCACAGCACCGCTGTTATTGCTGCTCCCAGTAGCACTGCCACCCGAGGAATCAACACCATCTATTAGAAAATCATAGTCTGGGTTTTTCTGTATCTCTAACTTTAAGTCTGCGAGAGTTGACACGGTCAAGTTCCCGTTTATATCTGTTACTTTTATTCCGTCTTCTGCATACTTGAGACGGCCTTTTAGTTCTTTGGCTAGTATTCTAGCACGTTTTGTGTCTTTAGTTAATTCACTCGCTAATGCAAGCGCCGCAGATTCTTCACGTGATGTTGCCGCTTTAGCATCGCGATCAACTATCTGCTGCTGTAGCGTTTCACGTTCCGTTTCTGAACTTTTATACAACTGCTCAAAATCGTTAGCCGCTCTCAATCTTTCTTTTTCTTCTGCCGCCGCTTTAGTTTCAGCGGCCTTTGTATGCTTGTTTGATTCGTTAATCTTATGCTGTAAGCGCTCATTGTCCGCTGTCATTGCGTCAAACTTTGCTTGTAAGTCCTTTAATGCCGAATCATCTGCTGGTGGCGTTGCTGGTGGCGCGTCACCTGCTGGCGGTGCATCACCTGCTTCTGCTCGGTACTTTCTTAATGCTGGTTGCTGATATTTAATGAACATTTCTAACTCCTAGTCACTGACTATTGTGTGCTACTAGCACTTGAAAAGGCTAGAGGATTTAATTCCTTTAGCCTGTCTAACGTGTAAACTTTGCCCGTATCGTCTGTAAATTTACCTATAGATAATTTACCGCTTCTGAATAGCTTCGCTCTTTCAACACCAAGCACTTCATTTTGAACCTCTGCGCTTTGACGCTTTAAGAATCCGCCGTATGTAACATTGCCTGGCACTGGCCCATTCATAGATGCTCGCTCTCCTGTTATTGCCGAACCTAAGTTAAACTCAGGATTAATAACAGGTACGCGAACTGACCGACAATTCCAGTGCAATGGAGGCTGTGGGCCATCTCCTATATTGTATATATTTCCGTCTAAACTTGAACATGAAATCGTGACTCTGGAATCTAAGGTCGCAGTGTATTCTTCGCCACTAATCACATCATCATTGGCCTTGTATGTAGCCGATCTCGCTTGTGCGCCCATGTGATTGGTTGCGGTTCTTACCAGCGCTTCTGCCTGCGCGCGTGTCCTAGTGCTGACTAGATTAGTAATCTCACCCACTACTTCTTGTGATGTTCTGCCAACTACCGCCCCGTCCCTGACAATCTGAGCCACTTCTTTTGACTTGTTTACAGCAAATTGTTTTGCAGCCTGGTCGATAGTGACTTTGGTGAACTTCTTGCCGGCCAATAGCTTCATAGGTACTTTAGTTATTGCAGACTGTATCTGTCTAAGTGAAGGTGCAGATACCGCCTCCGCTGCTGTAGTAGCTACCAATACTTGTTGAGCAAAGAGGGCCTCTTGCGCTGCGAACCTATTTAAGCCTGCGTACATATCTTCGCCGTACTCATTTAATATGGTTCTTGTTATCTTTGACACTTGCCTAGCTAATTTAACTGCTCTAACGCGCTCGTAATCACTTGTTAAAAGCATTTGCAGTTCTTTGGATAAACGCTCCAAATAAGTCAGCAGTCTTTTAGCTTCACCCTTACTGTATCGCTCAATGAATATCTGATGAACGGTTAATGCGTCGATGGCAGCTTGATTGCTGGACATATTAAAATGTAACCAAGTTAAACAGGTTACGTCGACTGCCTACTTTTGCATAAATCAATCTGCCAAAAAATACTAAGACCGTAACGTCATTGACTATTACGAACTTAAATCCTAGCACCTCTGCATATCTTTTTTCCAGTTTCATTCCAATGGGCTCACATCGCCAATGCTCTCGTCTATTTCATCGTCTGACCTTTCTATCCTGCCAGCTTTACGTAGATTAGAGCGTAAATCTTCTTTGGCGATTAATCCGCGATCGTATAACTGTATCTCAGCCATTAAATCTTGAGCAATTAAAGTGCGATCGTAAAACTCATCATTGATTTTATACACGGCCTCCAATTGAACACCCATAAACATACCGACCCAATCAAGCGACTGTGTAATTGCATCTGATGCGTTTTGCACGATGTTAGTTAATACGGAATTGTCGCCTGCATGTTTGATTCTTGCTGCCTCGGCAGTTTCAGCCTGACCGCCTGACTCGACTATTCGAGCGCCTATACTGACCATCTGCGCTTCTTTCTGCTTCATGGCTTCATACGCTGCGCCATTACTTGCCGCCTGCAATAGAGCCGCTGTACCGCCGCCTGTTGTTGCAACACCACGACGAGCGCCGACTTCAATGCCGTTAGGATTTAAAGTCTCAAATTCAATCGCTGATGTTGTGCCGGTATCAATATGAAGCATTGGCTGACCGTGAAGATAAATGCCTTCCTCGTAGTCTGCTGAGTTTCGATAATGGCCGATGTTTATCTCTGCTATATCGTATAGGGCCGCATCGTCTACAGCTGGATCATTTGTATAAGTACCTGCAATAATAAAAGGTATAGTCGTTAATAATGCACCATTGGCTCTTGGCTGATACGTGTGGACCATTTCATCTTCACGCCATACTTCAACTGTATATTTGCCATCGCTTAATTTTAGTACTCGATATTGTGTTTCGCTTTCCTGATCGAACTCGTCGCCTGCAATCTCGTATTCCTCCTGCAATATTACTAATGACAAAACAGTCTCACCGCGTACTACTGATGTTTTCCAGTTGATTATATTCTCAGCAGTGTAGATCTTTATGCTGGCCCGTAAACCCATTGCATTAATCTGTTCTTTGCTCATGCCTTGTTCAGCGGTTGGATAATCTGTTAGTAAACCGATACGGCCAACTTCTAGCAAGTCGCCAACAACTATCTTGGCTAATTGCTTTAAATTAGTGCCTGTGCCTGTTGCATTGTCTTCAATGTACTCAATGCCTGTAATATCAACTTCTGGTTCACGTCTAAACGGCATACCTACTAGTGCGTTTCTGGTTCTTGCTGTTATATTGACAAACTGAGCGCGTTCTCGATATGGATTGTATCTTTTTGTTTTGTCTAGCTCTAGCGGTTCTGGATCTGGCAAGAATAAAGTTCCGGCTGCTCTCACTGCTTTAGCGCCAGATACGCACTTTCTGACCAGCACCCACTTCGACAGGCTGTTGGTGTATTCTGGATTTTGAGTATCAACTGCCATATCATCTAAACCTTATATTCAAGTCGTAAGCTACATTATTAATAGGCCATTCATAATCAATCATATAACCGATTGCTGTTGTAATGTGCTGATATTGATTGGTCTGATCTTCTTGAAATGTAGATCCTTTCTGTAATTGTACAGTAGCAAGACCTTTGTGGCACCATTTAGCTGTTGTTGGGTTGACAAATAACGATACACCACCCGCCGCTGTCTTAACTTTTGACCTTACCGCGTTCTGCCTATCTTTAATTGCTGGATGTGCGCGTTTAACTCTACGCTCGTATGTCCAGCCGTTAGTTTTTAGTACATCCTCTATTTCAGTGTAGTCAGATGGATGCCCGTGCTTCTCGCCTGCCTTGCCTGCTGGATCTCCGTATATCAATACTTTTCTGTTTTTGTGATCTTTGTATTTCTCAACAAATTCAATTGCTGACTGTCTTGATACAGCAGAGGTTAAAACAATCTCATCAAGTAGATAAAGGTTGTCTCCATCCCTAACGCCAATAGCAGAGGATAGCGGTGTGTAGTTCTGATCATGCATCCATAACAACTGCTCGTGAGGCTCGATTAATCTATCTGTGTAATTGTCCGCACTATAATCATCGTATATCTTACCCTCCGCTGTCTCAAAGCTGGCCTCATATTCCTGCCGATACTGTCTTAGGCTTAATCGTCTCTTAGCCGCCTCTATAACATCTGGAGGAAGAATATCTGCTGAATACCAGGTATAAAAGCCAAAGTCGGACTCACTATCAAGCTTGGCCTGTTCAGCTAAATCGTAAAAGTGATTGAGTCCATCAGGTACGCCAAAGATCCAGCACCATGGTCTATAATCAGGCCTTGTTGGATTAACAGTGTCTAATGCGGGGGATATGTTCTCAGCCCATGCGTTGGCCTTCATATCAGCAAATTCATCAAAGCCTCCACCACTCCACGGAATACCCTCGAACCGTTCTGGCTTGTCCATCCCTAAAACCGTGATTGTTGTGTCATTATCAAAGTAAATAACAAGCTCTGTTTCTGACGGTCGTCTAGCGTGAGTGCAAGAGAATGAAAGTAGTTTTAAATCTGTCCAGAATATTCGTTTAGCTTGCGTTTGGGTTGGCGCGCCTGCAAAGTACATCTCGCCAGGATTGCTCATTGCCTGCTTTACAACATACCGCTTGAATCTTTCTGTCTTGCCGCTTCTGCGGCCGGCCGGTGCAACTTTAAAGCGCTTCTTGTCATGCACTAATGCTAATTGAACTGGATGATCTTGTAGCTTATACCATCTAGCCAGGCATCTTTCTTCTGCAACACTCAATCCGGCAACCTGTTAGCTAGGCTAATCATTGCATCTGCTACTGATGTTTGGTTGTTCTGCTGTATTTGTGCAGGCTTTGCGTGTCGATCATTTACGTTCAGCGTTACAGATGCCTTATCAATCAAGTCCTGAGCGTTTTTGTGATCAAGCATGTTTAAGTCTGTATGTGCTTTTAGTTTTGCACCCACACCAACTAGATTATTCTTAGTCAGCAGCCGAATCATCTTGGCATCTTCAATGATGTGCTTTGCTTGATCATTGACACTTGTCAGCTCTTTGTCAGTGAGTTCAGCAAGCTCTTGTTCACTCTCTATTTTTCTCGTCAGGACAGGTGTCAGGTCTTGCTCTATATCTTTGACTATACGCGCTACGTTTGGACGGCTTGTTTTATGCTTGTCAGCTAACTGTTGATGCTTGAACTCACCTGTACGCCAATCTATGATTAATTGCTCTTTATCGAATCTAGCCATTAGACATCTCGTCGAACGTCTTGCCTGTATCTGCGTGTGTGGCTTGCTTGCCTGTGTATTCTTGCCAGCGTTTGATTATTACATCGCAGTATTTTGGATCGTACTCCATAATAAACCCATTTATGCCATTTTTCTCAGCAGCTATTAAAGTAGAACCGCTACCGCCAAAAAAGTCTGCAATAGAAGAAGATGAAAGTTTAAATCTATTTATTATCCATTCAACTAAAGAAACCGGCTTTTGTGTTGGATGAACCCTGTTTGTTTTTTCGCTCGCCTGAGTAAACTGACGAACAACACTGCGAAAGTTAGCCCATGCAAGCTCACAATCAGTCTGATCGCTTTGTCCGTTATTCTTATCCCATACAAGCCAGCACTCACTATCAGGCAATACGGAGCAATAGTAATTAGCGCCCCACCATATCTGCTTTGAATCTGGAAACAGTCCTGAAACCAAATTAAAAGCATCTTTCGCTATATCAGGATTATCATCGCCGATGATGTCTGTTTTGTAGTTAGCTGACAACACGCCCGACTTTGTTACAGCATTCATTCCGTAAGGTGGATCTGTATGTATTAAATCTGGATAGACGCCATCCATCAGATTCTCAACCGCATCAATACTGGTAGAGTCGCCGCACATGACTCTGTGAGATCCGCAAAGCCATATGTCACCCAATACGCTTACTGGCGTTTCTGGTAGCTCTGGCACTGCATCTTCATCGGTTAAGCCATCAACTTGTTCAGGCTCCAGTAATAAAGCTAGCTCATCAACATCAAAACCAATC